CGTAGTCCCGCGCCTCGCGCCCCGCCTCGGTGTCGAACAGGTCGGCCACCATGACCAGCCCGTCGCCCGTGTCGGTCAGGCTGGCGACCACGCCGACGTGGGCGTCCACCTCGCGCTCGTGGTCCATCAGGAAGGGGACGCGCCGCGCCTTGACCTTGGTGTCAATGGTCCGCTTGGCGCAGCCCCGGGCAAACACGGTGCCGTAGGTGTCCACCTGCTCGTAGGTCAGCGCCACGCCGGTAATGCGCCCCGCGATCCCTTCGGGCAGCCCTTCCTGGCGGGCTTCGAGCGCCACCTCGCGGCGGTACAGCGTCACGGTGTCGATGGTCATAGGACGCCCTGCGCCTCCTCGGGGGTCTCGGTGTAGTAGACTAGGGTGCAGCGGCAGTTGATGACCTCGCCAGCGGGGCCGCGTGGGTCCAGCGGGTACAGCAGGCCGTTGCCGAACGGGTCGTCGATGCCGATGGGCGGCTGGGCGCCCGCGGCGGCGTGCGTCGGGCGGGTCTTGCGGTCCTCGAAGGCCAACCATTGCTTGGCCCGGAACAGGTCGCCTTCGGCCTTGGCTTGGTCCCACGAGCCCTGCGACTGCGCGCCCGCCACCTCGGTCTTGGCGATCCGCGTGGCCCGCACGTCGGTCATCTGCTCGCCGTAGACGCTGGCCTGAATCAGCCGCGCCGTCTCGGCCACGCTCAGCTCGGCCAGCTCCGCCGACCGGATCGCCGCAGTGACCTGCTTCGCGGTCGTCTCCCCGATCAGCTCGGCCAGCCGGTCGGCCCGGTTGGCGATGGCCTGTAGCACGCTGGGCGGCTTGAGCCCGAAGCTATAGCCCGCGCCCATGACCTCCTGCGCGCCGAACAGGTACATGCGCTCGATCAGCTCCAGATACGCGGCCCGCCACGCGGCGTAGTATTCCCCGCCCCGGGCGTAGTTTTCTCGCACCTGGCGCTCGATGGCGTCCAGCACGGGGTCGTCCGCCCGAGTCGCCCGGGCGAACAGCCGCGCCACGGACGCCGCGTCCTCGCGGAACCGGGCGCGGGCGGTGGTATAGAAGGGCGCCTCCTGCCGGTCCATCTCCTCCATCTGCCGCACCCAATAGCGGTACAGGATGTGGTCCTCGTCGGGCTCGCCGTCCTCGCGGTAGAGCGGGGCGCGCAGCACCTCGGGGTGGTGAACCCACCACGGACGCCCCTGCTCGTCTACCAGGGGGCTGGCATTCCGTACCGGCGCACCAGCGGGAGCCGGTGCCGCATCGTCCGCTGCCACCGCCGCCACGGCGACACGCGCCGATAGGGCGGCACGACCTGCCGGAACACGTTGCGCCGCACGGTCACCCAGCGCCTCCTTGGCTTCGTTGATGACGGCCCGCATCCCATCCAGCCCGATGTCGCCCACGACCAGCCACTTCACCTGGGCGATCACGCCCGCGATGCGCTTGTTCGCTCGGTGCCGCGCCGCCCACGCCTCGCGCAGCCGCACGGCCCGCTCCTCGGCGGGGCTGTTGGGCGCGCCGCCGCGCTTGGCCAGCGGGGCCAAGATGGCGAACTGCCGGTTGCCGCGGACGTTGCCGCCCTTGCGCCAGATTTCGGGGTACTCGCGCTTCAGGGTCTCGGCCTCGCCCACGGGGAAGCGCCCCCACTGGCTATTCCGCAGGCTGACGGCCTTGTTGTCGCCCTTGGCGGGGAAGTCCGTCGCCGGGTCGGCGCGGTCCTCCTCCTCGTCGTCCAGCTCGTCGTCGTCCTCGTCCTCCTCGTCCTCCAGCTCCTCCTCGTCCGTCTCGCCCTGCAACGCCGGGGGCGGGCCGTCCTGCGCGGGGGCCTGCTCCATGACCGCCCGCGGGTCGATGACGGCCACCGCGGCGGGGGTCAGCGTGGCCCCGGCGGTGACCAGAATCGTGTCCGTGGGCTCGGGGATCGGGGACAGCCGCAGCGCCCGCCGCGACTCCTCCCACGTCCTGAGCCCGTCGCGGAACTCGGCCCGGACGCGGGCGCTCGTGGCGTTGTCGTCCTCCACCAGCTCGCGCAGCAGGTCATGGTCGTAGGTGATCCACACGTCCCCGAACTCGGGGGCGAGCCAGTGGTTCAGCTCGTCCTCGATGGCCGCCAGCATGGGCTCGATGGTGTGCTGCACCAGCCGCGCGCGCGCCTCGATGTATTGCGCGCCCGACAGCCCGGCGTCGGACGTGGCGCTGGCGATCCCGATCATCCGCGGGTCCACTCCGAACGCGGCACAGATGTCCTCGCGGGACACCCGGCGCAGGTCGGGGAACTCCAGGTCGGACAGCGTGAACCCCAACGGCTTGATGTCGCGCACGGCCCCGAAGAACGCAGGCGTGCCCCGCTTGCCGCGGTCGACCACCCGGGCACGGTAGCGGTCCTGCATGGCGGTGGCGTCATCCTGCGTGGCCTCGTCGGCCAGCAGCACGGCGAACGTGGGGGTGCCGTCGTTGGTCACGACCTGCCTGACGTACTTCGTGGCCTCGTTGTCCGCCGCGATCGACGCCAGCGCCGTGGCCCCGCGGGGGAACCCGAAGGCGTCGGGCGTGAAGGGGCGCGGCATCTCCAGGTCGCGCACATGGATGATGTCCGCCACGTCCCGCTGCACGATGATGCCCGACCAGTTGGCGTAGTCGTACCGCCGCGGGTCGCCGTCCGCATCCACCCAGACCGATTGCAACGACTCCGGGTTGATGGAACCCAGCCGCCGCGGCAGCCCTTGGCCGCTGGGGCCGCGGTCCATCTCCAGCATGGCGTTCCCGTAGCCAAGAAAGTCCACCGCCAGGCGGGCGCGCATGGTCCGGGCGGTAAACCGCGGCCCGGGGTAGTCCAGCAGGCGCTGGAGCGGGTGCGCCTCGGGCACGCGGCTCTCGTAGTCGCCCCGGGCGCGCAGCACGACGAGCGGCACGGACGCCACCACGTCGGCGATGACCCGCATACAGGCATGGACCACCGGGTGCTTGCTGAACCCTTCCACCCGGATGCTGGCGCCTTCCGGCTTGTACTCTTGCGGGTTGGCCGTGCGCACGAGCGACATCTGGGGCGTCCCGCTGGCCAGCCCGTTGGGCGGCTGCCCGCTGCTTCCGGCGATGGCCGGGAAGTTGGGGTACACCAGCGGGATCACGGCGCGGCTCGCGTCGGGCGCGGTGATGTCCCCGCGCAGCGCCTTCAGGGCGAGCCCCACGCGCTCGCGCAGGGTCGGGACGGCCACAGGGGCCGGGGCGTCAGCCATGGTCCGAACGCTAGGCACAGCGTCTGCCATGCGCCACCCGTCTAGTTGACTAGACCACGAACGCCTCGACCTGCTTGAGCATCAAGCTCGACAGCGCCCAGACCAGCGCGTCCACACGGTCGGGGCTGCCGTCCATGGCGTCGGGGCGGAAGCTGGCCATCTGCTGCTCAAGGATTGGGAGCTGCCCGACGTGAAACACTCGCCCCTCTTGGTACAGCGCATAGACCGGCTCGGCGCGGGCCAGCTTGCCCTTGGTGGCCCGGACGTCCACGATGCGGACGCCGTGCGCCTTGTCGCCCTGCGCCGCCAACACCGACCGCACCATGTCACCGCCCTGGTTGACCTCGGCCACGATGCTTCCGCCCCACCGGCGGGCGGCGTCGATGGCCACGGCGCCCCACTGCGCGGGGCTATAGCGCCCGCTCAGGTCCTCCAGCACGTAGCCGCGGCGGTCGCGGCCCAGCCCCACGACCACGATGCCGGTCTCGTTGCTCGCTGTGTTGGCCGTGACGGCGGGGTCTACGCCGACCAGCACGCGGGCGAAGCTGTCGGGCGGCTGCTCCACCCGCGCCCGCACGATGTCGGCACCCGTCCACAGCAGCCCTTCGGTGGCGTGCGTCCACTCGCCCAAAAAGACGTGGGCAAACCGGGCGGGGTTGGTCTCGCGCAGCCGCTCGGCCTGCTCGATGAAGCTGGGGCTGAGGTTGTGGGCGTTCTGCTCGTAGGTGGTGTGAACGTACAGCGTATCGGCCCGGGGCTGGGCCACGAACCGCTCGTAGAGGAAATGGGCGCGGGCGGCAGGGTTGAGCACCAGAATCACCCGGTTGGGGCGGTCCACCTGGCGTATGCTATAGTCGATGGTGTCGAAACTCTTGGCGTCGACCAGCTCCTCGGCCTCGTCCAGCACCCAGGTGGTCACGCCTTGGATCGACTTGAGCCGCGCCGATTGGTTGCCGCTGCTGGTCTTGATGCCGCGAAACAGGATGGCCGAGCCGGTGCGCTTGTTGCGGATCGTGTCGCGGGTGACGTCGAAGTCGTCGGCCACGCCCAATAGGTCCAGCTTGTCCACGAACTCGGGGATAATCGAGATGGACGCCGCCACCATGGTCCACCGGGTGAACAGGATGACGTGCCCCGCCTCGTAGGTCAGGTTCAGCAGGAACAGCGCAATGTGAAAGCTCTTGCCCCCGCCGCGCCCGCCCGTCAGGAAGGCATAGCGCCACGCGGGGGCGGGGTTAAACAGCGGCTGATAGGCACTCAGCAGCTCTAGTGGGCGGGGCTCACCCGGCGGGCTGGTCATCCATATAGATGGTGAGGATGTGGTCGGTCGCGGGCCGTGCCCAGCTCCACCGCAGACCACGCGCCTTGAGCCACGCCTCGATACGCTCGCGGCTGTAGACGTTGCA